ATGTGGGTATAGCGGGGGCAGGAAACCAAATCAGAAGCCCCATACGGCGCCACAAAATCCTCAGCAGGAACAAACATAGCCACCGGGCGCCCAAACGAAGGGTCATAATACACCTTCTTAAACGCAGCCCCAGCCAGAGGAAGGCTAAACAGCATCCTCTCATGCTCAGAACGATACTCACTCATCCTGCTAGTGAGAAAATAATTCAAATCATCCTTAACTCGAAGCGCCTGTTTTTCCTTTTCAGGCGTAATTTTACCGGCAAACTTAGTGCGAACAGGGCCACCAGCCGGAAAAGTTTCCATAATGGACTGAGATTGGAACCGAACCGCCGCCTCAGACAGAATAGGGTGAAACACCCCACAGGCCCCAGCCCAAGGGGTAGAACGGTCCTCAATCTTCAAGCCTAAAAGGTCCAGACCACTCTTGTATGTCTTTTCCCAATCAGCCCTAGAACGAATATCATTGTCAAAATGAGTGACTAATTCCTGTGAAATACGCCCAAGTTTACTATCATCAATATAATCAGCTAGGTTAGAACCAAATTCCGGCTCACCTTCATCCTCAAACTCTGGATTAAAGATAACAATGGCGCCACCATCTTCAGTTTCAATGGTAACGGCCTCGGGATTCACAACACCAATAGTAACATCGGCAGGCTTCTCGCCCGGTGAATACTCCAAAGGCTTATCAATACTCATTAAAACTCTCCATAAACGGGGTATGGTCCAAGTAAAACACCCCTGTCAAGCCATTTTACCACAAATACCACCACCTAGTAATACTCTGCCCTAGTTTGGGGAGTATAATCATCTTCATCATCGCTGGGAAGCCTCAATAAACCGCCCTGCCTGTACCTCATAAGGGCCATAATGACCGTATCCACATAGTCATCATGCGCCCCAACAGGAAACGACGCACACTCCTCAATCACTTCATTCGCCCAATTACCCGTTGGCGCCCAAACAACCCCTGATGCAAATATGTCAGAGATTGAATTGGCGCGCATCACCTTATCCCCGGACGCTCGGGTGGGGGTGAACTCAGATACCATCACCCCAGCCTTCCTCAATTCATGAATCAAAGGCAAACCGGACGCTTTAGCTTCAATCAGGAAGGTATCAGGCTCCCATTCCTTATACAATTCAATAGCCTTGGCCTTTAAGTCAGGGAACTCCAAACGATCCTTCCAGGCATCCAGCATGATAATATTAGACCCGCCCTCGCCCTCGTTCTCAAACACCCCCCATACTGTAAAGGCCGAATAGTCGCTCCGGTTGTTCTTGGTGAAAGCGGTATCCGACGCAATGATGATATACTCACATTGGGGCATACGCTTCTTATCCCAACGGCGCCACCACTCTCTTTTGATAATAGCCCCCTCTTCTGAGGTAGGCTTCTGTTGATATTGAGCGTTCCACTTAGAGGCAGGCAATTCAGACTTCAAAGCCTCTAGGGCGGGCTTTGACCAGAACGCAGGCCACATAGGTTCACCGGATGGGAGAATAGCAGGCAACTCAATCACCTCCCATTGGTCCCCATCACCACGGTCAATAGAAGCCTGCACTAAGCGCCCTGTAAGGTCGCCAACACCCCATCGGGTCATAACCACCACAATAGCCGCATTAGGCTGTAGCCGCTGCCTAGGGCCAGAGGAATACCACTCATACACCTTCTCAAACACCTTCGGGTCATGAGCGGCCTGAATAGCCTCCTGCTCCGAATGTGGATCATCAATGATGAACAAGTCAGCGCCCTTACCAGCAATGGCGCCCCCAACACCTACAGCAAAGTACGCGCCATTCGATGTAGTGTTCCACCGGCCAGAAGCAGTCGAGTCAGCCCGCAACCCAACACCAGGGAACACATCACTAAAAGCCTCGTCCTTAATTAAATTCCGAACCTTACGTCCAAAATCAACCGCCAACTCAGCCGTGTGGGTAGCCTGAATAATCTTCTTCTCAGGGTACTTACCCATAAAATAGGCAGGCAATAAATATGAAGCAAACTCCGATTTGGTGTTTAATGTTACAAGCATCCCATGACCAACCATGAATTGCTCGTCTTTTCTTGCCACTTTGATACAAACCGTGCTGCCCGTCCTATCAAGTTTCTTGATCCTGATGAAACGGCATTTATCTGAGTGAATTGTTCTTTCTGACTTCCTTTGAAGGAATGCACAATTTTTCAAATAGAAAGACAGTCTGTAGGTTTCACCGTAGTCTTTCTCATAAATACGCGCCCGCGAAACTTGGATACTGTTCTTGACCCCTAAACTCCAAAGCAGGCGCCTCACTAAATATATGAAATCTTTACTCTTTTGCGAAAAAAAACATTGCCCATTTTGAGACACATTTCCATCCGTGTCCATCAGGCCCTTGAGTAAATCCATGCGTTGCTTTGGGGACGACAGGAGGTAACATTCTGGAATATGTTTATTCTCAAGAACTCCTAACTCCCGCAATTTTACCTTTAAGCCTTTGATTCCAAATGACATTTTAGTTGATTGGTCCGTTGTGATGTAGCCTCTACGTTCAATTTCAGGGCGCACAATCCCTGCATCATCATCGTGCATGGTAATAATCGCTTGGGCGGATGTTCCATCCCCAAGCCAAACCCCTAAAACATATGGATCAACCAACAACTCGGCATCTGGAAACTCAACCGCTGAAAAAGCTGGCAACGTAGCAGCACGAGGATTAAATTTCCGCTCTCCGTATACCACTTCAATGTGACCGCTTCTTAGCGTTTTAACTCTCGCGCCCTGTTCCCTGTGCCATAATTGTTCGGTTGTGTATGTGTGGTACTTTTTGGTTTTCCTCTCTAGCCTGACATTCCAACGATGGTCCCCATCACATATAACTTCGGCGCCATCATCTGTGGTGACAGAATATAAATCCATATCATTGTAGATTTGAGACTTCCCAATAACTTCTGTTGGCTTCCCATCTGGACCAAACACAAAATCACCAACAGCCACAGACCCCATTGTTTTCCACCCGTCCGTGGTCAAAACCGGCGTGTTGATTTCAAGAGGATGACGGGGCGCCATATTGATAATAACCCGCTTGCACTCCCCACTAATCACCCGGTCAAACGTATCAGCCATAATCCTATGGTGAGGCCCCTCAATAAACCCAGGCCACATACGCTTCACAAACGGAAGAAAATTACTCTGCGCCCGCTCCTTACCCTTAGCATCCTCCAAACCCTCCAATAGCTTCAACAACTCAACCTGATCCGCAATCGGCATCGAAGATAACTTAGGCAAAATCTGGGCAATAGTGGCAGAGTCCATAAAACACCTAAAAAAACCCGGCAGCCCTAAAGCCACCGGGCCAAGTTTGAAAGGAGACACCATGCCTAGGAGGAATAGGCATACACACAACCTATACAACCAACATACACATTTCAACCCCTAAAACAAAATAGCCACCAAGACAGCAATAACCCAAGCACCAATAACCGCGCCAGCCACAAAGACCGCCAGAATAAACAACATAGCAGCCATCACATCTAAAAACTGACCCGGCGTCATAACCACCCCTGATAGCAATACCGGCTATCAAAGGGGACCATAAATTGTAAGGGGGGCGGTTTCCATATGCAGAAATATGAACCAAAGTCATAAAATTACAAAGGGGGTGGGGGTCCACGCAACAAATTATAACGTCACTCGGAGACGAAAGTAATAAAGTTGCGCCATACATAATAGTGATAACATATATGCACCACCAAGGCCGAAGCAGAACGGCTAACAACAACAAAATTTTTTTGATGGATAGTAATAAGTTAAAGTAAATTGGCCGGGTAATGCGTTGAGAAGATTAAGTTTATGGGATTTAGTAAAAAGATTGGTGTGGAATACTATGCATACCCACACGCATGCGTTCGCTGATTACCCCCTCCTGCCCCTCGGTGGGGTCTGGGGCTGCCCGTTTCTGCCCCCTCTAGGCCCTGACCGATTGGATTCTATCTAGTAGAACAAACCGTGAACAAACAGGCTAGAACAAAGCTAGAACGGCATGGGAGAACGTATATAGAACAGTATCTTGGCGCCGTGATACTATGCTGAAGCCTTGGCCAGAGCCTCTAGCCTGTCGCGCAGGGCCTTAGTCACGCTATCGGCATCAGGTGGAAGGCTTGTATCCTCAGCCTGTTTCTCAAAGGCAGCAACACCGCCCAGCTTGCCGAGTAGCTCTAAAGCTCTGATGCGTGAAGCAGGGCTAGAATCGGGATCGAGGGATTCTATATGGAGTCTAGCGATCACATGGGCTTTTATTTGTGCTGAATTAAGCCTTTCTCCAGCCTGTTTTATGCCTTTTATTTCATCTATGCGTGAGGCAATTCTAGGGTCCGCCATGAGGCGGCTTGCTTCCTGTGATACTGAAGCGGCTGACATGCCTTCAGCATCATAGGCGACACGATAGGCCGCGGACTGGTTCGGATATAGGCCGGAAGCCATAGCCTGGCAGAATGCCTCTTGTTTAATGGTGAGCCGTGTTGTGTCAGATTGAGGTAATGCTACTACGTTAGAGGCGCCTAGGCTTGAGTCTGGCATATAGACTGGCAACCTTAGCTTGGGTTTGCTTCCC